CGAACAATTATTGGATTTGCGTTCTTCACATCTATTATCGTGTCGTACAATTGATTAAAGTAAGTCTGCTTGATCGCTTTGAACCCAGCAAGACCTAACTTTGCATATGCGACTTCGAACACTGTACCAGTCACCATGCTTTGAGATGATAGATGGCTAGTGTGTCGAACCAGATTTAGATATGCGGGAATAGACTTCTCACTACCTCCAACAGCAGTAATTTCTGCCGTTAAGATCTCACCAATATTAGAAGAATCACTCAACTCTGGCATGTACACGATCTTCGCATCGAATAGATCTTTACCGAGAGAACCCAATAGACGTTCAATCACTTCAATGTTTAAGGTCGTTCGTATACAAATCGCACACCCTATCTGCTTGACAAGTTTATTGATCGCGGTTAAGAAGTCGGTGTCGTCTAGGGTATCATTCTTAAGAAGATCAATGTCAGCGCAAATGATAGCCAAAGAAGGTTTCCATTCAACCAACTCATCGATACAACTATAATCATTAAAGACGACACGTTCAGTCGACTTCGTATTGAAGGCAACTTCTGATGCTTTTGCTAAAATGTTATTGCCAATAATACCGACACGCAACTTGGATGGTGCTTCGGGCTTTGGTTCTGAAATGACCTCTTCAGGATCAACTATTACATCTGTTATTTCTTCACTCATTTAATCTCCTAATTATTACGATAAGCATATTCAACTGCTCGGTCTGCTTCTTTCTCAAGTGGTCGATCAGTATACCACATTCCTGTCTCATTGTCAAATTGTCTACACAATTCGGCAATTTGCTGTGCTGTAATAGGGTATCCATTTTTAATAGCACTGCCCGCTGTTGCTACCATAATTTGATACATCTTATGATACCAACCCGTATTGTTTATTGTCTGATATTCTACAGACAGTTTCTTTGGCCAGAAGGGGCAATCTCTATATCCAGCCCAAGAAAATTGTGTGTTATCTAGCGATTGCTTTCGATGTTCTATGACGGCTTTCTGTAATTCGGGCGGCAGTCTATCTAGAAAACTGTTACCGTCTCGCTCTTTGTAGGGATGCTTTGCGATAAGATAATCGACATCAACGGGATCACCATTGTTGCGGAAGATGAAATTATGCGCATTGTCATACTGAGCAGGGACATAATACATTCGGGACAGATCTTTTGTTTGTTTGTCACCGATCTCACCAAGATCTATATTGAGAGCATACCAAAATTTCTTGATCTCATCACGATCAACTTCCCTTGAGAGGTTGAACACAAGGCGAAACTTAGGAGTATCTATCGTACTACTAGCAGTCGAATAACAGACATACTCATATTGGTGTAGGCGACTGGACAGTATCGATTCGAGATCATCACCAGATGTTTCAAAATCATCGACATCGACGGCTGCCCAGTTACCCCAATACTCAACATTGTCATTGCTTCGCGTTGTGTCTTTGGTGTATACCGCTGGGCTGATCAGTTCAGCAGATTTCTTATCAGCACGAGGCATTTCTGACAACTGATACAACAACTTTGTGAAACTTTCAAAGTCAGAGAATTCTTGTCTGCGATGGGTCTTGTTGTCGAAACGGTTTTTAAATATAGTAAGAGAGTATGTCATAGAGGTATTATAACAAATATTTCGTCGTTAGTCAACCTCTACCAACGCAATTTGATTTGTTTTTGTCTTACCCTTGAAGGTATGATCATAATTAAAAATCTCAACAGTAGAAAGTTTACCCGCGTCCTTAGTCGCTCTTCTGACTGCGGGATGATCGAAGTTATCTATGAGAAACCGTTTGATGCCTAAATCAAGGCAGATATTCATATCACATAAAGCAGGATCATACTTATGACTACCATCAACAAGAGCGAAATCGAATTTAAATGGTTTTAGTTCATCTTTCACTATGTGAGATTTACCTGGAATCCATCTCCACCGAGTAGGATACAACTCTGCTAATTTGATTGCCATTTTGTGTCGATCAGCAGGATCAATCTTATCAGAACTTAGTATGTCATCGTTATAGGGCGAAACAGAAACGAGTTCGGCATCATTATAGATTTCCAACTGGTATGTCGTGGAATGACCTAAATGAAATCCTATTTCAAGAACTCTCTTTGGATGATACCTTTCTTGACAACTCCTAAAGACATTGAACATTTCTTCGGTTGCGGGCATGTAACCCCACCCCTGATCAGGGAAAGATAGGTGTTCTATATTCATCCGAAAAAATCCTCTAGTGTCGCTTTTGGTTCGAAGTCCCAGCCAACAGCATCAAGAATTGGCGTCAAAGGATCTAAGAATGTTTTATTGAACATTTTATCATAATCTATCATGGAATGCAAACCAAATTCTTTGGGCAATTGTGTGGGAAACGATATGATATTTTCTCTAATCTTATTCGGCACTTTCAGATACACAAACTTAATCTTTTCACCGTCTTGTATTCGTTCATATCTATCAGTCAATCCATTTAACTTCAGGTGATGATTATATAGTAGAGAGCCACGTACATGAATTGGGGTGCCTTTGCCATAGATCAGTTTGCGGTCTACCCACTTTGTGATCTCTGACACACCACGAGGAAACGCAATGTCTTCGGGTGAGAGACTCTTGAATTCTGATCTGAAGTCAAGGATGAAGCGTTGTGTGTCGAATTCAGTGCCCTCTACGACAACTCGGAAAATCTCTTTGAACTTGTCACGAACGATCTGAGGCGTACTAGACTTGATCGCTTCGATACCCATCATCTTCAACTTGGGGGTGGCGTACTGAACACCCTCGTTGTTGTGTACATTCAGAATGTAACGTTTCTTCGCCATCCAGATACCACGATCGGCAATCACCTCGCGACCCATGACCATACGATTCTCATACGCACTTGTCTCGGCCGCGAGAGTTTGGTAGGCTTTGCTGATGACTTTCTCAAAATGATCCGAACAAATCTTGTCGAGGAACTTCACAGGATCTTTTGGGTTGAACTTCTCGACCAAAGGTGCCATGTTGATATAAACAGAATCCGTATCGATCGCAACCACATAGTCCGACTCGACACCAAGCAAATTTATCATCTCGTCGTTGACTGCTTTCTCAGCGCACTTGATCGCTCTCTGACCTGACAGCGTGACACCTTCTGCGATACGGTGATCAAAGTATCGAAAGTATTTGTTGGCAAGAGCACCATAAAGTGAATTCATGAGAATCTTGATTCCCATCTGTTGGTTATCTAGATTGGCGATGAGATTCTCAAGCCGCTTTGTTGGTGCTTTCTCATACTCTGACTTGGCTTCAAGCATCTGTTTCTTTATGGTGACACGATTGTCATAGAACTTTCGAATTACTTTGGGGATGATACCCTCGTAATCTTTTCGAAACATCGCACCGTTCGCACACTTTGTTGTTTCCATATCTTCGTTATAACACATCGTCTCGGGAGACATGTTGTATTGTACAATGATATTAGGATACAGAGAGTTTAGATCGAATGATACGACCCAGTCGTGTGCGCCAACCTGAGGGTCTTTTACATAACCACCAACGATCTTGCCCGCATCATGTTCTATCGATGGGCGAGGTGGTATGATAACGTTCTTATCAATCAGTTCGTTGTAAATGATTGAGTCCCAGATCGCAGTCGTACCCAGAGCATCACCATAGTTTGTCTTCGCAGAATAAGACATCGTCAGTACCAGTGAGATGATACCAATCTTTTCTTCGAAACGATGGACCAGTTCAACGTCTTTGATGTTGTAGTCAATAAACTTCTGGTAGTCATTCTTATACAATGAGTGAAGCGAACCATACTCATCATACGATAGTTTACTTTCACCAAGAACGACGTGAGCAATATGATCCAGTTTATAAGATTCTTGCTGACCGTAAGTATTGAGTGTGAACTTCTTAAACAAATCTAGGTAATCGAGTTGTGTGATACCCTCAAGATCATAGGTTATTTGTTCACGACCACCCAGCGTTCGAATCTTTCTTTCACGAAGAAGACCCCAAGGGGATAGTCTCTTGCTGAACTCACTACTGAGAACCTTGTTTATTCGATTGACGAGATACGTCATATCAAACAACTTCGAATTCCATCCAGTCAGGATGTCGGGATAATTACTCTGCCACCACCCAAGAAATGCTTTGAGAAGATTCTGTTCAGTCTCACAGTAAAAGAACTCAACATTATTGTCATTCAGGGATGTGTCATACTGATCTAGACCCCAGACATAGTAAGTGTCGCTTTGATTGTTCCGAATAGCAATCGAAATCACAGGATGGTTCGCGTGTTCTGGTTCGGGAAAGCCCTTATCAGAAGCAACCTCGATGTCGATCGTCGATACATTTATGCTGTCGATATCAAACTTGACATCTCTAGGAAACGCACTCGAAATAAACTGAGTGACGAAATTAGACTGACCATGTACGCCAAAGTTAGGGACATCTTCATACTGCTTGATGAAGTCTGACGCTTCACGCATACCATCGAACTCCATCGGCGCGACCGATTTGCCATACAGAGTTTTGTATTTGCCGGTCGCCTTGGACGATTCGACATAGAGTGTTGGTTTGAAGGGGATGCGGAATTGAACGGGCTTACCATCCTCAATACCACGATAGAGTATCTTGTTGCCGTAACGAGATATGTTTGTATAGAATTTCATTTTTTTCATTGTATAATTATACTACTTTTCTTCGAGATTGTCAATGTCCACGAAATGAAAGTTTGGATGAAGTTCGGATGTGTAAATATTTTGGATGTGAGGCCGATCTACTATTGTCGTTCCCTGTCGAATATCAACCAACTGAGTAACAGGTGCGTCTATTACAATTTTAGGTCTGCTATGCGACTCTGTCACATTTACATCAATCCCAGTCTCGTTGCGGTTGCCTTTTTTCGGCCAATATACACAGTTACGGTCAGAATTGTTTCCTCTAGCAATCACATCTGTTGCGTAATGAAGAATGCCCATAGGTCCTTTTTGTCGAGTAGTAGAATCGTTTCTTACTAACTCACAGAACAGTTCTGCAACAGAAGGATGTGTAGTATAACATTCCATTGCGATACCTACATTACAGGTAAGCATCTTCTCGTAGTCGGACATAATCGTGCGGAATATTGTCTCTCTCTCGGGAATGAGATAAGCGTCGTGTTCCATAACGAACAACTTCTCGCCTTGTGAGATTCGTTCTATCAATCGATACTGAGAACAAATTGTAGCTTCCTCCTGAGGCGATCGTTTCTTTTTATCAGAGAAAGAAATATCCAGAAGTGTGTCAGGCGTTATACACTGAAGAACATTGATATTAAAAATATCTTTTACACATTCAAATGATTTTAAAGAGAGTTGGTGGTACTTTACGGCAAGAGGATTATTTAAATCGACATTCATATAAGCCTGTATCATATTATAGTTGCCTCATAACGAAGTTGGGGTTACTTATTCCCGATTTTATATTTCGGGCAAAGTTCCCACTGGTCTTTATCTTTGTGGGAAATGATCTTGACCTGACGAAGAGGCGCACATTCAGCGACCTGAGACTTGTCTACGATTTGAACCAGACCCCAGTCTGCGAGCAAAGTAGCAATAGTATTTCGTCGTAGAAGGTCCGAGTCTTCTAAACTAGATTTTTTATCGTCAAGTAAGAATAACTCCTTGAAGTGGACGATAAAGTACCTACCTTGTTTGTGTAAGATATGACAAGACTGGAACAGTTTATTCTCACGTCGTGACGCTACACCCATACGGGTGAGAGTTTCGCGTACTTTAAGAAAGTCGTCAGGTTCATTCAGTATAATTTCCAGCATATCCGCTGGTTTCCAAATTCTATTATTTTCTTCCACCTTTATAAATCCTTTTTTTTATTTCTTCTATTTCATCCGGTGAAAGAAGTGACAGGGCAGAACGCGCCTTTTCGTTGCTGTATCCATAATACTCTTTTACCGCTTCCACATCATCGAAAACAGTTTGCTTCTGCCATTTAGAGAAGCGTTTTCGTTTTCTGACTATATTTAGTAAAAAATGGAATTGAAGTTTCTTATCAAGGTGATGATACTGGTTGACGATGTTAGCCGCCGCAACAGTATCGGGAAAATAACTTAACGATCGATTGACAAGGAAAGAGTTATATGCTTTCTCTTTCAGGTCGTCGGTCATCAGGTCTTGTTTGCTATGGTTAATTGCATTTACATAATCAAAGGGGTTCATTACTTAAACTCAACGTTAGCCATAATCTCGGTCATACACGCAACGACATTCAGTTCATGGTCCGCAACAAATGCATTCTTGTACTGATAGTCGGCGAGCACCAATACGAGTTGTGGTATGTATGCGGGATCGACATGAGTGTACATATTATCATAGATGTGTCGAAAAATAGCAGAGACATCAACATCAACATTCTGCGCGACCCAACTACGCATCTTCTTAAAGTCTTTTTCTTTTAGTGACTTGAAGAGAAGATTATAGTTATCATTCGCATCGTTGTCGAGTACAGTGGTTTCTAATTGACCGCCGATCGAGAATCGCTGACACTCATTGATCACACGTCTCCAATCAGGTGCATGTTTCATGATCAGTTGTGCGATCAGATCTTTATTGAAGTCGACGCCCTCAGATTCAAGAATGCTCATCAACCTAACAAAGAAATCGGAACAGAGAACCTGCATCTCTTTCTTAGTAGTATTGAATTCATATACACCACACCGTGAGTGTAGAGGTTCGATGATTCGATTCTTGAAGTTACACGTCAGAATAAATCGACAGTTACTAGAGAACTCTTCGATGAACCCGCGAAGAGCAGGTTGAGTTGATTGGGGGTTAAGATAGTCAGCCTCATCTAGGATAACGACTTTGACATCGCCACCCAATGAGACAGACGAAGCAAATCTTTTGATCTTGCCGCGTAAGGTATCAATGTTACCGTCTTCCGAACCATTGATCAGGATATAGTCATAACCAAGTTCATCACAGATAGCACGAGCAATAGTAGTCTTACCAAGACCAGCGGTGCCAGTGAAGAGCATATTAGGCAATTCACCAGACTTGACGATCTTAAGAAAAACATCTTTTAATTTTTTAGGTAGAATCGCATTCTCTACCTTACGAGGACGATGTTTCTCACACCAGAGAAAATCTTTGGACATAAACTACTCCATAATATATTACCAATTGTGAACCACGTTCGACATAATGAAGAAACATGTCACAAAATTTACTCCGATGACAAGAGTCCTTACAATCGTAATAGCATTATCGTAAGGTTCTGTTTTGTCATCGGAGTACCCACCTAAACTATACTTCCAAATAGTCCAGAATTTTTTCATAAGAGTTTATTATATCACATTTTTTAGTCAGAGTCACCAGCCGCATCTTCAGATTCGATCTGTTCAATCAACTGAATCAACTGAATACATTGATCCCGCAACTGCCCGATAGTCGAAAGTTCTTCGCCACGAAAACCACCTCTCGATGTTACCGTGTCAACAACCGCGACTGCGCTTCGAGTTACACGATTCGCAAGGTCCATTATTTCTTTATTAGCCATTATATTACTCTCCGTATGTGCTAGTTTTTTCAAGTGCTACCCAGTATTGTATACCGCTTTGTTCATTCACAAAATGTGAAATCAACTTCGACGAGATGTCTACGCGATAATCGTCATCAATCATTTTCAAGTTTGAGATATTGAAAACGTAATTGAAGTTTTCGTTCTTGTAAGTCCCATCAACATCAATCGAGAACACATTAGATGTTTTATCGTTTTGGTCGACGACGGACAAAGAAAGAACATTGTTAATGACAGACACAGACAACTCGGTATGACCTAGTACAGAGGCGGCGCGTTTGACTCTTGAAAGTGTTTCACGATCAAAAGAGAACGACACTTCTGCTTCAGGCATAATGATGTCTTTGCTTGGCACTGTGAGCATATCTATATCAGAATAAAAGTACTTAATACGAGTACGCCCACTACCGTCTGATACTAAAACATAATTGTCTTCGAATTTTAAATTCGGGGAATCAACGAGGGACAATACATTTAAGAATTCGTTCAGGTCGTAAATACCAAACGTCTTAGGAAAAGTATCATCGAGTTCCGCAGAACTCAAAACATTCTTCGCTTCAGAAATTGTTTTGAGTACATTACCCTCATTGATCACGACATTCGGATTGATTGTCGCATAGTTTTTTAGTACCGCCAAAGTTTTGTCATTTAGTTCCATAATATCCTCACATTTTTATGCGCGTTAATTTTAGTAAATTATACACTTTTCTGCGCTTGTTGTCAAGCGATCTTACTGAAGTTTTTAGATTTAACAAATTCAATCTTATCATCAAACTTACCTTCGAGCAATTCACCCTTGTGCGATATAACAAACACACGAGTTTCTTCGTCAAGCGTTTCAAGAATTTTAGACAGGTTGTCCACACCATCAGCATCCAAACTGCTATCAAAAGTCTCATCAAGAATCAACAGGTTTGTTGCGACACTGTTTTTCATCTTAGCAATCATTCGCCAAGTAAACAACAAGGCTAGATCGATACGTTGTTTCTCACCCTCACTAAACGAATCGTATGAGAACACATCACGATAACGAGATCGAATGGACTCTTTGAATGTATCGTCAAGATGGAACGACACATAGAAATCTAACACTTGCAGATACTTGTTAACAAGGTTATTGATCACAGGCAAATACTGCTTGATGATCTTGGTCTTGATACCAGTATCTTTGAGTAGTTCGGTGATGACGGCATTGTAAGCACTATCATCAACCAAAGTCATACGTTCGTCTTTGAGCCTCGAATGTTCTGACATATAATCATTGAGTTGTTCCGTCGACTCTTCAACACTACCTGTCTCTGTTTCAAACCTGGACAGTTCTTCTAAGAGTTGACTAATACGACTCTGGGCTTGTTGTATCTTTACGTTGGTCTGGTACTCTTCATTAATTTTTTTCTGTAAGTCTACAATCACTAACTCAACCTGATCTAACTGACCGTTCAGGGTGTTGAGGTTAGCACTCGCTACATGTCTACCCTCTTCAAGTTCGTCCCACTTCGTAGATGCTTTTTGAGTCTTATCATCTTTTAGTTCGTCACTAATGTTTTGATCACATGTAGGGCAGGTGGTGTTGTCTTTGTAAAACAAAATATCTTTGTTTAATTCTTTTTGCTTCACCTTGAACTGGTGATCAAACTTCTCTACCTCACGAACTTTCTTATTCAGATTTATGATTTGAGTTTTGTACTCGTCCAGTGACGACTCATCAACATTACTTTTTTCAAGCATCAGAGCATCAATCTGTTCGTTGAGCAATGTGATTTCTTTACGCCGGTCTTCTTTCTGTTCTTGACCTAACTGCTTAAGTTTGTCAACATACTTCTTCTGGTTCTTAATCTTCTCTTCGATCAGTTCTATTTCAGAACGACTCGCCCTATCTTTCTCTTTAAGGATCGATACGCGCTCTTTCAAAATACCGTTCATCTTTGAGAACACATTGATGTCCAAAAGATCCTCGATCACATCACGTCTATGCTGTGCGGCTAACTGCATAAAGGGAATGAAACTACTACTACCTAGAACGACGATTTGGTGAAACGATTTATGATTTAATTTTAAAATGTTCTGTTCAAGAATTCTCTGGTATTCTTTATTGTGTGAGTCTTGATTGATAAGAAAATTGTCTTTCCAAATCTCAAACTTTGTTGGTTTCACACCTCGAACGATTTTGTAGTCCGAAGGACCAACCGAGAACTCAACCTCGACGACCATACCTTTACCGTTGATAGAGTTGACCAATTGATTCTTATTGATGTTACGATGCGCTTTACCAAAAAGAGCAAAGGATAGAGCGTCGAGCATCGTAGATTTACCTGCGCCATTCTGACCAACAACAAGGGTCGATCGAGAACGGTTCAAAGGTATCTCAGTAAAAACATCACCGGTTGAGATGAAATTTCGATATCTTAAATCTTTAAAGATTATAATTTTACCACCCTCCCATAACTTTTTTCATAGTATATAATACAACATTCATTATCAATTGTCAAGCGTCTGTTCTTGTCTTGTAAGATCGCACTGGAGCGTCTGTGAGTCGCGTGGCGCGACGAAGTGTTACTAGGGGTAACTTTGTATCACCTAAACAATATCAAGCGTCTGGGCTTCGATCATGAGTTCATGAACCGTATGCTTGATACGTGTTTTGTCAAGGGGTGTTTCTACAGCATCGATATAACTGCTCAACAACTCTTCGGTAGATTCGACCGAAACTTTATCATCTTCAACAGAAGAACCCACAAACTCTTCAAAATTCTCAGCAATCTTTAACTCGTGTACTCTTTTAGACTGAATACGATCAACAAAGAATTCGAATAACTTAGGGTCTGATTTGTTAACGACGACCAACTTGACGAATTTATTATCAATGTCAGGCAACTTACCCACACGATAATTGAACTCGGCTTTCTCTGTATTCACATCGTCGTAGTAAATTTTCTGAAATAAAGTAATTGTGTTTTGGACTGGAATCACTTCACGAGTGTCTGTATCAAGGACGTGAAAATACTTCGGATCATGAGCGTCCGACCAGAAGAATTCCATCTGCGATCCAAGATAGTTGATGTTACCTCTCGTAGACTTCGTATGAAAGTGCCCTGTCAACACGAGATCGAATCTTCGAAAAGACTCAGCACTCATACCATGCGTACACGGTATACCTGCCTGCATCTCAAAACCTTCAATCTCAAGGTGAGCACCCACGATGTCTGCTTTACACTTAGAAAGAAACTTCTTTGTTCCTTCTTCATTGTCATCGTTAATCCAAGGGACCAAGGCAATATCAGTGTTGTCATACTGAACAACCATCGGCTTCTCGATGATACGAACCTCTTCCATATAGTGACCAAGAAGTTCTTTCAACGAGTTCAATTCGTTCGTGTTCTTATAGAAGACATCGTGATTGCCGGGGATGATGTCCATGTGTATCTTATACTCACGCAACTTCTCAAGAAAAATCTTTCGATTGTGTTCGAGCGCCTTGAAGTTAATAAACTTGCGATTGTCATAGTAGTCACCAAGATGTAGGATCTTAGTGATATTGTTCTCTAACAGATACGGGAAAAACACTTCGGAATAGAAACGCTCTTGATACTTCATCATAACCTCAGAACTATTTCTGATTCCACAATGCGTATCGTTCAGGATCGCGACTTTCATAATATACCTAACTAACTACAGTTCTCATAATAATAACAGAAATGAAACACAATGTCAAGTTCTTATTCAAGAAACTCTGATAAGTCAGAGTCAGCGTGGCGGGTACGTCTCTTACGTTTCTCTTTCTTAGAATAATCCCTGAAAATACGATCGGTAGACTTCACTGTATCAATACGAGATCTGAGTTCATCAACAAAGAATGATCCTTGCGCGCCATTATAATCGTCAGTGGCGTTTTCGACAAAGTTCTCTACACTTGCTTCAGCCATAAACTTCATCTTCACATCTTGTTGTTTCTTCTCTTTCTCAATTCTGCGAAGAAAAGCATACCAAGAGATTTGTGTGAAGTATGCGAACGCGTTGGGTTTACCAGTTCGCGTAGCCGCTTCGATATTGTAATTCTCAATTGCTTTGAGGCAATTCTCGACAGCATCCATGACCATCTCTTCACGATAGGTGTAACGAACAAAGTTCACTTTATGAGACAACCCTTCGGCAATCTTAAGAAAACATTGAGCAATGTAGTTTGTAACAACGGGTTTCGTATTACCTGCTTCAATTGCTTCGGTTGCACTCTTAACATAATCGACCACTGCTTGAGAAAAGTCAGCGTTATTAACGTAATGTGGTTTTTCTTTCGGTTTCATTCAATACTCTCACTAATAATATGACAACAATTATAACTTAGTTAATGGGGAATGTCAAGTTAAAAAAAAAAGGCTTGACAAGTTTAAAAAAACTCAATATAA